TAATTCTTTTTGAAGAATTCTAAGATTTTCAACTTCTAAAGCTATTTTTCTAGAAGTATCTTTTAATTGCTTAATTGTTAAAATATTTTCACCTTTTTTATGTTCTGATATTTTTCTGGTTAGGCCTTCCATTTTATCAAAGGAACTAAGAGATTCTTTATTTAGATTTCTAACTCCTTTTAAATCATTTACTACATTTTTTAATGTTGTAGATATACCACTAAAAATATTTTTTAACTCTGTAGATTCTTTTTGTAAAGATTGTAATACTTTTTTAGCTCCATCAAGACCACCACCCATTGCTTTAATAGCAGCGTCAATGTCTTTAAACCCTTCACCTCCTAAAGATTTTACTTCTTTTTGGAGTTGTTCTATTTGTTTCGTAAGAGCCTTTAGGTTATCAGCCATATATTAATAAATATTAAGGGACATCATTTTTTAGATGTCCCTGATTTATAAAGTAATTTTTGGTTAGGTCGTTGTTGTATTTCTTGTTTTTGGTTTTGGAATTGTTTTAAATTCTGCAAAGTGGTTTGCATGTTGGCATCATCACTGTTGTTTTCTTTATCGTAATGCTTTTTAAGTTGGTTTAAAATAAACTTTCTTAACCAAATAGGCAAATTATAAACAGTCTCAAAGTTATAACCCCCTTGACCCCAAAAACAAATATCATGTATTTGTAAAAACAAATCTGCTCTTACAACAGGAGCATTATCAAGACTCAGGCCAAAAAAAGCTAAGTCCAATAGGCACATCGATCTCCTCCTCAAGACCGTCTAGACCTGTTATTGTTACTTTTGTATTAATGTCTGGTTGAAATGTTGTGATATATTTTCTAAATTCTCTAGAATCCCTAGCTAAGAAAGCATTATCTACAAAATCACGAATAGTTTTTTTATCTTCATTTCCATCAACAGCTAAAATCATTTGTTTAAATCTAGTTGTTAATTCAGGTAATCCCTCTTTACTTATTTTCTTATATCCTTCTAATTCAGCATCAACTGCTCTATCATCTTTACCAGTCATTAATTTAAAAGTTAAAGTAATTTTAGAGGCGGGAAGTAGATAAGTGAATTTGTTTTGGCCTTTTGTGAATAAAGATTCATCAATTTCCTTATTTTCTAGAACACTCAAATCAACAGTATGTTCTTCTCCTAAATAACTAAATTTATACTCAGAACCATAACCTAAAATACGAGCAGCAATCAAAAGAGCATTTTTATCACCTACAATCAAATCATCTACCTTAATTGTTTTATCAACAATCAAAGATTGTAGCAATTTATCAAAAACTACTCCTTTAGAAATGTATGCTTGGTTGGTTAAAATATCCTCTTCTTTAGCTGTCATGTATTTCATTTCAACTTGACCTGATGAAAGGGGATGTGATTCTGGATAAACAAGACCTTTTGAAGGTAAGTCTACAACCTCAGTTGGGAAATTAAATTCGCTCATAATCTATTTTTTAATAACTATTATCTATGATAAATATTAAGATAAAAAAAGAGCTTGACATAGCCAAGCTCTCTTTAATAAAAAGTATATTCTTTTTTTAGAAGTTCAATACGCAGTAATCCATACCAACTGTTAAAGTAATGTTAACAGCAGCATCAGCAGTATCGTAGTTGTAATCACCGAAGTTAGCTTCTTTAATAAAGGCTCCTTTAATTACCCATTCTGATACTACATCACCTACAGGACCTAAAATATCAATAGTTAAGTCTTTCTTATAGAAATCACTGTAACCATCTCTACCTGTTACTGATTCGTGGTGTAAACGTACCCATTCCATTACTGCCTGAGCACCTGATGGGGTAATAGGGTCGAATAATGTCATCTGAATATCGCCCCAAGTAGCTCTGCCTTTAACCTTTCTATAAACGTTTATATGGTTAAGCATAATTTCAGGTTGGCTTAATGTAACAGCGTTAACACCCTTGATTAAATACGATGGTATACCATCTAGATACATTATAAATCTATTAGGGGTTTTAGGTTCGAACGCTGTGAAAAATATTTCGTTTGGATTTAATACTGCCATTTTATTATTTTGTTATAAATATTCTACTTTTAAAAAATTATGCTGGGAATTCTACTCCAGTTGGTAAGATGTTGAAGTTCAAGTAAATGAATTCAGCAGTCTTAGTTGGTTGGATATAAATCTGACCTACTAACTGGTTTCTGTCAATTACATCAGCGGTGTTGTTTGTGTCATCCATAATTACTCTGAAAGCATACAAACCTTGTCTCTGTTGTACTGAAGTTAAATATGGATTAACTTGAGCTAAGAAACTGTTTCTAGTAGCTGCTGTATTTTGTTCAAATACTAAGTTATTAGCTACTTGGGAAATATATGATTTCAAGGCAATTAACAATCTTCTAACATTTACTCTATCTAAAGCACTAGATCTAGTTTGTAATGTTTTCTGACCGTATACTACAACTCCAGTTCCTGGGAATGTAGCGATTGGGTTTACTTTTCCTACATATAAAGAATCTCTGTTAGTTTGAGATAATTTTTGTTCTGCTCTAATTACAGTTGTTAAACCACCTCTGTTAATACCAGCTGGTGCAAACCAAGGCTCACTTACACTATCGTTATAAGCATAAACACCTGGAATCATTGTTGAAGCTGGAACCCATACTCTGGCTCCTGTGTCTGGATCAATGGTTTGTAACCAAGGCCAGTAAGCAGCAGCATATGAAGTGTTTCTAGCAGCGGCTTGAGTAATTACTGTAGCTTGAGATGTGCCGTAGTAAGCTAAGTCAACTGCAAAAATATTATCTCCTCTATTTTGAGTGTTATTAATAATGTTAGTGATTTGTCCGTTATGTGTACCTATGTTATTAAACAAACCAGGAGTTACTAATAAGTTAAATTGGTAATCATCTTGGTTTGACAATAAAGCAATCATGTTAGTATAATCACTACCTGATAAACCTTGAGTGTTGTTACCTGTGATTTCGTTATAATATTTATTAGCTCCATCAGGTACATTAACACCTACACCTCCAATAAATGAACCACTACCTGCTCTTGGAATAGACCCAGTAAATTCTGGTTTTGCAGTACCTGCGTTATTAAAGTAATCTGGAGTTTTCTGATCAACTGATTTAACTCTTACATATCTTGAAGCGTTTGGATATTCACCACCAATTGTTATTTGTGGGTTTGTAACATCTCCATTAAATGAAGCTGATTGGTCACCGATAATTTTAGAAATATAGTTATCAGCTTTAGGGTCTAATGATAAGTTAGTCCAAGTTTCTAAAACACTTTGATTATTATTATCATCACTAGCTTGTCTAATAATTAATGAGAAAGTACCATTAGCTGTGTCTGGATTTGAAATTACCCATCTTAAGTTATCAGCTGAACCAGAATCTAAAACTCCATTTGATCCAGTTGTACCAGCACTGTTCATAATCGCACCCATAGAAATAGTTTCTAAGGCAAATGATTGTGATAATGAAGCAGAGTTCATGATAGAAACTGGAGCGCCTACAGCATCTTGAACACCTTCAGTTCCTATTACAGAACCAGTATCTGTTGTTGCTGAAGCCCAAGAATCAGAAGCTGATACTACTCTAGCTACTAATAAACTTTCACCGCCATTTGCGAAATAGTTATAAGCGGCAATTGAAGTGAAGTAAGTGTAAACACCACTTGCGCTAGTAAATGTAGTACCGAATAAGTTTTGATACTGTGAGTATGTAGTTACTACAGTAGGAATTTCAACAGGACCTTTCACAGTTGGGCCGATAATTGCAGCTCCTACAGTTACTGGCTGTTGGGTGAGAAACGACTGATCGTTTTCAATAGCGAGTACGCCAGGGGATATTAATGTTGATGCCATTTTTTATTAACGTTTATTTGATAATAAATATTGGCAAAGGAGTCAAAAATTAATTTGCTTTTGTAAACTCTCCAGTATTAATATTAATTGTTCCTTCGCCGTATTTTTCTTGTATTTTTTGACCAAATTGAATTTCTTGAGTTTTTAATTTACTTAAAGCTTCAATTACTTGTTCTTTTTGTAACTCTAACTCTTGAATTCTAAGTTCTACAACTCCAAAATCAGCAGTGATGTCTTGTCTTTGTTGTTGTAACTGGGTGAGTTCTGTTAACTCTTCTTGTGTTAAAACTATTTTTTCCATATATTATAAATATTAAGATCTTCTAATAAAATACCAACCTTGAGCCATACCTGTAGCTCCTCCACCGTCTAACCATTGGAAATCAAAACTAGCCATATTATTAATACCTGTTAAATTTTGTAATGTGTCATCATTACCTGCTCCTATACTATTATTATTTAAACCAAAAATGCTAACCCCTGAAGAAGTAACATAGACAAAATTTGTTTCTAAATCGCTTTTTTCAAAGAAAATATTAAAAGTAATTATTTTACCATCTTTACCATTTAATGGAGAAAAACTTAATCCTAACTCATTATTATTACTTTGAGCATTAATACCTGATTGGGAAATATAAATTAATGAAGGAACAGAATCATTAATTATATATGGTGTAGATGAAGTGAAAGTAACATCATCTATTCTTAAATAAGTTGGGTTGTAATCTGTAGGTGTTCCTAAAGGAGCATAGGAAGCTGATATGGCTCGGGAAGCAGAAATAGCATAAGAAGAGGTAGTATTTAATAAATCAGTTACAGGATTATAAGTTAAATATGCATTATAATTTAATGGGGAACTTGATCCAGTACCATTAAGGTAAGGAACAGTATATCCTTTATCACTAACTACACTTTGAGGTTTGATTTGTTCTGAAATAACAGAGCTGGCAAAGTAACCACTGCCTGTTGTTCCAACAAGAGTAAAGGAACCAGAAACTGTTAAAGCGTATCCTACAGTTCCAGTTAAAGCATCTATAGATTGAGTAACATGATAGTCTTGGACTGTTTGTCCGTTAACTATACCTGTTTTTGATAATGTTTCTAAAGCCATTTATGATAAATATTATTATTTTTAAGGAAATTAACGATTATCTATATGAATTATAACTTCATTATAATACTCTATAAAATGTTCATTCCATAAATCCCATTTAATGTTTGCACCATCAACAGAATAAACTTCATGTTTTGGTAATAATCTTAAAAACACGTCTCTGAACTCTCTAAATTTTTGTTTTTGTTCAGGTGTTTCTAAATGCCATTCACCAACAATTTTTTTAACATTATTTTTAATCCATATTAAATTTTCTAAGTTAAATATATCGTATTCACCACCTTCACAATCAGTTTTTAAGAAATCAATTTGGTCTATAGAGTAATTTTCAATAAAAGTTTTAAATGTTATTGTTTCCATTTCAGATTCACCACCAAATAACTTATCTGACTTAACAACTGAATTAATATTAGAAACACCTTTATTTATTGTTGTAACAGGATACCCACGTACATTTTTATTTAGAGTTTTGAATTCTTTAATGCTAGGTTCAAAACAATAAACATGTTTTGGGTTTTTATGTAATATTGAGTAGGTAAAGGGGCCTAAAGACGCTCCAACATCAACAACTAAATCATTATTATTAACTTCAAAAAACTTTTCATAAACTTTTTCATTGAATATTTCTTCAATGATTAAATCCCGACCATAATAACTCATATGTTTTTTTGTACCATCACTATATATGTGATACACAAACACATTAGGTTCAACCTCCATAGGTTGATTCATCCAATCCCAATCAAAATTATCTAAACTTAATCTATCCATTTTTTTATTTCATTAAATACAGTTTCAGGTGTTATTGATTTATGACATTCAAATTCTCTTTCAGTACCCTTATGTTTTGGACACCAATACCAATCTTTTAATCCATCAACTGTAAATTCTTTTCCAATTAAGTTCCAACATCCGTGACAAACATTTTTATTAGTAATTCTTATATAGTCGGAACAATTCAAATCAAATTCATTCCAATCCTCAGTAAAATTTGATATCATTACAACAGGTTTTCCCATTGCGTGAGCAACCCAAGACATTCCAGATGATAAACCAATAAAAAATTCTGAATGATAAATTAAAGACATTGACTCCAACAAAGATTGACCAAATTTTTTGTTTGCCTTTGTAGGTAGACCATTAAAAAATTTTGGGTCACCAAACAGTTCGTCACGCTCAACAACAACAGGTGTGTGATTAGATTTACGTAACATACCACACAATTCATTCCAATTTGGTGACAGCATCTGAGTTTTTTTACCACTTGGATGGTTCCAATATTTTAGTTGAGATGTTGAATGAACATTTATAGAAACATATTTATTTTTTATTTTTCTTCCTAATTCGGGTATTAGAATTTTAGGTCGGATATACGGTGCATCAAAAAAACCCAATTGTTCAGCATAACCTTTTTGTATGGATTTATTGTAATTATATCTTAAAAAAATAATTTTATCAAAAATTTCATCAGAATCATTTTCAATAAAGTTTACATTTGTATATACGGTGTTAAAGAAAGGAATTAAATGTTTTTGTATGATAACAAAAATGTTATTATTTTCACTCACTTCTATGAACTTACTTATATATGGCATACTTGCCACAGTATCTCCTAGTGATAAATTTTTTGCCTCAATTAATATTCGTTTCATTATAAAAAAAAAATTATAATTTTAATTTATTGAAAACTTGTAATGGTGTTATTGATTTTTGACAAATGTGTTGTCTTTCAGTTCCTTTATAAACGGGACACCAATCCCAATCACCAGCATCAAATGTATGAACTTCATCGTTCCAACAAAAAATACAAACGTTGTTATTATAAATTCGGGTTACATTAGATGTAAATTCATGTTCAGGTCTAGCAAAACCATTAATCATATAAGTATGTTTCCCTAAAGCCCAATTAAACCAAGATAATCCTGAGCCTAATCCAATATAGGATTTAGCATGATGTAAATAATTAGCTACTTTTTCTAAAGGTTCACCCCAAACATTTATAGTATTAGGAATATAAAACGGATTTTTAGTCACTGTTACTACTTTATATCCTAATTCTTTAATTATTTTAGATAATTCAACCCAATTTTCATAATTCCATTCTTTACAACCAGCAGTAGCGTTAGGACCAAAAACTACATATTTTTTATCAATAGGATTTTCACCTTTATTAAAATTTAAACCATAATTTAATTCTTTAAATTCTAAACCTAAAATATCAGTTGCTGTTTGTTGTAAGGGAATTAAATTTACAGGAGTAGGATATTTGTCAAACGAATCCCATTTTTGTTCTTGTCTAAACCATCCTATTCGATATATAACATCACAGTTTATTGATTGTCCTGGTTCTATAAATTCAATGTCTTTATATGTCTCTAATCCTTTAAACCAATGGTTATGAAATGTGCTTAAAATTACTTTACAATTATGTTTTTTAGCAAAATCAACAGCATAGGGTGTCCAAGCAATTGTATCACCAATAGATTTTGACTCTAATCCTATTAATACTCGTTTATTATTTAAAGTAAATTGGTTAACTATATTTCCATTAATTCTAATTTTCCATTGTGTATAGTATTTTCTAGAACATGAAGTCCACATATTGTTTGTAATAGTATCATCATGGATAATATTATTATTTTCATCTAAAAATTCAATATGGTATTGTTCTAGTTTATTTCCTAGTATTTCTACTTTAGGACCGTCTAAATAACTAATTTTTATTTTATTTTTTAATTGAGTATTTTTATGTTTATTTTTTTCATAAAACTCCATTATTGTTTTATACCCAATTTGCCCTACTTTTTCCCAACTAAAGTCGTGTCTAATTTCTTTTGATTCTTTTAAAGCTGTTTTTTTACATTCATCATACTTTTTATAAGAATACATCATCATTAATTGTAAGTGATTAAAGTCAGGTTCATAATAATTACCTACAGTATTATTAAAATGATTATATGATGAATTATTTGCTGGTTTTTCACCTAATACATTTACTGGTATTCCTTTTCCTTCAGCAAATTCAAGTTGACCTGAACAATTAGAATAAATAGAAGGTATTCCACAGGCCATTGCCTCAATTAAGGGTAAATTCCAACCTTCAGAACGAGCACAAGATAAAAATACATTACATGATTTTAATATTTTAATATAATCTTTTCTAGATGGAAAATGAACTACTTTAATTCTTGAATCTGTTAAACTATAATGTTCTAACCTATTTTCTGTTGTTTCTAAACCATCTCCTGAAAAGGGATTATCTATGGAAACAATTAAGTCAACAGGTTCATTTTTATCAAATGTATTTAAAAAGGTTTCAATAATTTCTTTAGTTGATTTTCTATAATCCCATCTACCTGCTAAAAAGAATTTAAATCTACCATCTGATGTTAATTCATGAGTTGTTTCTTCAGGGTAAAAAGTATGAATATCTACTCCTTCAGGAACAACTTTAATTTTATCTTCTGGGTAGCCTTGTTTAATAGTTACGTCACGTTGCCATTTTGAAGGAACCCATAATTCATCAAATTCTTTTAATTTATTAAAAAATTCCTCTGGTTGTTGGGTTGTTTCCCAAACATTATATGCTATTTTAGGGCTATTATACCCATCATAAAATAAATGATGATTAGTTTCACATAAAATAATATTTAAATCATGTAAAAATTCTTTAGATTTATCATAATATATTTTATGGTTATCTCTTCCACCATTATCATTCCATAATATCTGTTCATGTAGTATAGATTTATCTACTTCATTAATATAAGGTTCATTATCATGAGGAGTATCATTAAGACCATCCCATGTTTTACCAATTGTAAAATTCCTAACTTTTAATTGCAAATGTTTAGATAACTCTCTAAAAAAGTCTCTTGTATGTTGGTTATAACCTGTAGTTCCTATATAAGAACCATGAACATATACTTTTGGTTTA